TATTGGGACACCGATACACAAAGTTATGAGACCACACAAGGCAATGCGTTTACCATAGAACGCTTGATGCCTGTGCCTTTTAATTTGAAACTGCGATTGGATCTTTGGACTTCCAATACCAACCAGAAACTACAGATCTTGGAGCAGATATTGACACTGTTCAATCCTGCGTTGGAAATACAAAGCACAGACAACTTCTTGGATTGGACCAGCCTTTCGGTATGCGAACTAGAATCGGTGACATGGAGTTCAAGATCCATACCACAAGGCACCGAAGATCCCATAGACATCGCCACGCTACAATTCACACTGCCTATCTGGATATCACCGCCGGCCAAGGTCAAGAAACTGGGCGTGGTGCAGAAAATCGTAGCGTCAATATTTGACTCCAATGGCGACGCCATAGAAGCCATAACCAACAATGATCTGCTGTTGGGAACAAGGCAGAAATTCACGCCCTACAACTATCAGGTGCTATTGATAGGCAATCAACTGCAGGTATTACAACCATCAGCAGTGGTGCCGGGCAAAGGCACTATCAATCCTGACAGTTCGCCACCATCCAATGTGTTTTGGCATGCTGTGGTCAATGAGTTTGGTGACTTGCAGAATGGCATCAGTCAAGTAAGGCTTGACAATCCGTTTGATGGCACTATAATAGTGGGAACAGTGGCCTATCACCCATCGGACGATAGATTCCTTTTGTTTACCATAGATGAAGATACCATACCTACAAATACATTGGACCCTGTGAACGCCATCATCGATCCCCAACGCAAAGGCCCTGAGGCAGGATTGCCTGCTGCCGCTGCCGGACAGCGATATCTCTTGGTCAATGATACCGGAGCCGCCGACTATGGCAGTGGTGCACCCGCATGGACTGGCGTCAATGGAGAGATATTGCATGCCGACGCCAACGACATCATAGAATATGACGGTGAAAAATGGAACATAGCATTCAAGAGCGATCAACTCACAGATGTGCAATATGTCACAAACATAACCACCAATATACAGTATCGCTGGGCAGCCGGAGAGTGGTTAAAGAGTTATGAAGGACTGTATCCGTCAGGCGAATGGAGTCTAGTGCTTTGAATGCAGTGGGTGTTTGGTTCTATTCCGTATCAACCGATCGTTATCTCTATCTCTTAAGGAATGACGATCGTAACCCCGGAACTTGGGGATTGCCTGGTGGCAAAGCCCTGGCCAACGAAACCTTGATAGAAACCATACGCAGAGAATGCATTGAAGAACTGGGTTCGTGGCCCCAGGAGATCCGATTGGTGCCTATAGAAAAATTCACTAGCCCTGATGGCAAGTTCCATTATCATACGTTTTTCTGTAGCGTTGCAAAAGAATTTGTGCCTGAACTAAACGAAGAACATCAAGGTTATGCCTGGATTGATTCGCATACTTGGCCTAGGCCGTTGCATCCGGGCCTATGGTCGACAGTGAACTTTGATGAAGTCAAACAAAAAATGACACAGGTGCAACGCCTGCATCACACATCACAGTAAGTGATGAATCTGCGATAATCCCACACGTCAACGTTGGCAAAATTGCGCCATGAATCAGGTGGCGGAGCTCCGTCGGTAACAAGATAAAATTTCACACCAGGATATGCGCGGAAAACATGAGGCATGTCAGCAGTGCTTTGTGTGTCAATCACACAGTGAGGATTGATGCCATCCACACCAATTATGAATACTTCTTGGTGACCATCAAAGGCAGCGATGTAGGCAGCTCGGGCACCTGGACTCAGTCTCACGGCATAAGGCACAGGATACAGTTGTTCAGGAAAACGCAAACAGTTGCGAGTGCTGGAATACACCACTGTGTTGGTAGTGTAATTTTTGGCTACCATGTCAGATAATTCTTTGACATTGGTCTCTATATAAAAGTCGCAACGTATCTTGCGCCACACTCCATCACAACCATAGGTCTGCAATTTCTTCTGCCCTAACAGACCACCTTTGTGATTTTCTAACACACGGACCACGTCTTCTCTGGCCGTTTCATCTTGTCCAATCACAGCGGCCCTGCCAGATATGTGTTGATTGGAAATAGAGTTAGGAACGAATTCTCTATTTTGTATTTTCATTCCACCTTTGTAAGTGGTATCTGTGATGATGAATTCACCATCATAATGTTCGCGAAAACGTGCTGTTATCATAATCTTCCCACCATTATTTCAATGGTGCCCTCTTCAGTTGACTGATGATTGTCCAGTGCTTTGCCTAATACTACGCCCGGAGTATATTGGGTCACTGGCAAGGCCATGGCCACACCCGGAGTGTCGCTGGAACACAACAAATCACCTTTGGAAATCTGTCCTTTGACCCGACAAGGGACCCGCCCAATCAGGGCCACTGGTGCTACAAATTCACCTTCCAATCCGCGATTCATCAGCACGCCAGGATTTTCAGACACAGTGCCGGCGATAGACGACTGGCATGCTTGTGTGCTTTGTGTGACTTCTTGATCTCCGCCTATGACCAAAACTGTGCCCACAGGATATTCTGCGTCAGCTAGATATCTTTCAGCCACGTCAGCGTATTGTGCTGATGTGGCTTTAACAAATGCAGTATTAAAATATGCTGTAGCGTTTCCTATGTTACCCACACCGTTACTGCTGGCATTTTCAAAGCCATTGATAAAACTCTTGTTTGACATTGACTGCACAGCGTTAGCACCTATCAATTGATAACCACCTGGGTGTGAACCATCATGCACACGGATCACTTCTAAATCAGTGTCAATGCTTAACTCGCCGGCAGAACCAGTGAATGAGTTATTTTGTGCTGTGGTTCCCCTGCGGAACTGTAAAACGGTTGGCATTGAATTCTCCTGTTTCTTTATTTATTTAGGTTAACACACCAAGATCCACACCCTCTAGCACTTCGCCCACTGGGTCCATCATGCTGTAAACTTCGCCCAAGTTCACACCAAACGGATCCGTGGCTGATGATTCAAACGGTGCTTCCTGCACAGTCTGGACGAAATTGTAGCTGAGGTCAAAATTACCCGTGGAGCCAGGCACCGGTTGCACCGTGGAGTTAGGATACTGGGTAGCACCACCACCTCCACCACCGCCACTCTGATCTTCCCATGTAAGTCCACCAGCACCATTGGTAGTGAGAACTTGGGCGGCATTGCCATACCCACTAGGAAATATATAGGTAAAATTTCCGGTCAGTGTAGCCGGTGATCGGAGTCCTATATAGTTGCTGTTGTCACTGTCGTTGAGGAACAGTATACCGCGATTTTGTATTTCAACGTTGGACGACGCTTTGATCAGAGCGCCAGTGACGTTGCCTGTGGCCACTAATTGTCCTGTGGTAACAAGATTACCACCAGTGATGTTACCCGTGGCGTCAACGCGACCTGCTGTAGTGATATTTCCACCTGACACATTGCCAGTGGCAATTACTTGACTTCCTGTTGTTAAATTACCGCCTGTGACATTGCCTGTCACATCTAAACTTGTAAGTGTGCCTAGAGATGTGATATTGGGCTGTGCGGCCGTGTTCAACGTTCCTGTGAGCGTGGTTGCAACTATGGTAGAAGCACCTAGATTACCAACGTTGGCGTTACCGGTGACAGACAACACTCCGGATGTTATGAGGTTGCCGCCTGTGATGTTGCCCGTGGCCACTACCTGTGCACCGGTAGTAAGATTGCCACCAGTGACATTTCCAGACGCTGTCAAACTGGTCAATGTTCCTAGAGAACTTATATTAGGTTGTGCTGCCGTGGTCAGTGTGCCGGTTATCAGCGTTCCACTTAGGTTGCCGCTGGTAATGTTTCCAGTGACCCCTAATGATGTTAACGTGCCAACCGAAGTAATGTTGGGTTGTGCCGCTGTTGTTACTGTGCCTGCTGTGGTGGCTGCGCCTGTCAAGTCACCCACGAATGTGGTCGAGGTCACACTGGTCAGGCCAGCCACGGTGGTCACTGTGGCGCCCAGTGTGAGTGCTGTTGATCCCAGTGTGACAGCGGCATTGGCCAATCTTGCCTGTGCCAAGGTGCCACTTGAAATATTGTCGGCACTGATACTGGAGA